GATGTCCCCTTATTATAGTGCCTGAAATACAGTAGTTAAGCTTTTGTTTTAGTTTTTACCGCATCCACTTTTGCTGCTGTTACTTCTTCAGTATTAACAGCTTTTGTAGCCTCCGAAGAGTGCGCCAAACCAAGACCAGAACCTAGAGACTTAATCGCGTCTCCAAACTCCATATTCTTGTTCATAGGAACAATAGCCATCACCATGTTAGAATAGTGCTGCCTTTTTCTAGGACTAAAGAGAGAGCAACCACCTTCCCAAGCAGCAAGGCTAGGAAGGAAACCCTTCAATAGAGTCCAAAGAGTGTCAAGAAAGCCTCCAGGAGACTCGGCTGTGCCTTCTCCCATTACGCCCTCGACCACAGAACAGGAAACCAAACCCGTTCCAAGAAGTACCGCAAAAGCGGCAGGTAAAATAATATTTTTCATGATTGTAGTTTTTCCATGTAATCATCATCACCAACCTCTGTGTTAGAACGGTTGATGTCACCAGCAGACCTTTCAACAGCAGCAAAAGGATTGATGCTCTCTGAGATCTGCTTAAGCTCCTCATAATCTTCCAGTTTCACAAGAGACTGGATATCGTGAAGAGAGTCCATCCACCCTGCGATCTCCCTGCCACTACCCGCAGGAGTAGACTTGGGACGAGGAGCAGATTGATCGTACTTAGGCCATTGCCCTTCCATGATCTTGATGATCTTGAAGTCGTGACCTTCCTCTACATCGGTAATGTCACCATAATCAGGATCAACCATTGCAGCAATAATCTTCTTGAAGAGAATAATGCCTACCGAGAGAATCTTTACCTCACCGCTTTCACGGTCAACAACATTCATGTAGTAGCGATCCCTACCTTTAATCTGTCGAGCGAGGGTTTCGTCTTTGGTAGGTTCTTTCCAAAGAGAGTAGTATAGATTGCAGATGGGGCATTGCTCCCCATGAACCTGACGGCAATGAATATTCTTTACCGTTCCATCCTGCTGAGGGACACGATGCAACTTAGTCATCGCATAAAAGTCCTGGTCCTCCTCCTTGGGAGGTAGGATTCGCACAGAATTTGTGCCGTCCTCAATCTTTAGGAATGTGTCAGACATCCCACCACCACCAGTACCTTTTCCTGAAAGGTTGGCGTGGATTTCCTTAATTTTTTCTAGATCAATAGCCATTTGTAAACTCCTTGTAGTTAGTTAAGCTGTGAATAGTATTATAGGCAACTTAGCCCAATTTTGTTAGCTGTAAATGTTTTTTTCTGCTCTCATATTTGCAGACAGTTGAACGAGCAGATCCTTCTTCTGTCCAAGCGATTGAACAAGGCTTCTAAGCATATTATACTTCAAAGTTAACTCGTTCACCTTCAACGCCAAGCGGCGATAGCCCTCAGTAGAGAGGACATAATCATCGAGGTCTTTTGCAGTAGGCTTCTTTGCGAAGCCGCTGCTCTCCTCTGTCCTTTCCTTTCTAGTTTGAGCGGTGTATATCGTAAGCTCTAAGTTGGCATCATCTAATTTACGCTTACCTAGATCCTGCATGGCCGAATAGTATGAGTAGTGGCTTGCGTGTCTAGAAAGCTCAACGTCCATGTTAGTCCTGTCAATCTTAGTAATGTTATTACAGATTGCATTGTAGGTTTCCATGTCCAGGTTATCAACGATTTCATTTATATCTACTTTAGGCATAATAGCTCCTTGGCTAGTTCTGGGTTCAATCGAGCAAACATCATGACTGCTCGGGATATTGTTATAGTCACACGCTCGTTAGAAGCGTACACATATTCTTCATCTTCTCCTTCACCTTCGCCTCCCATGCCACAAAGCTCTAAATAACCATGACAAATCTCATGGAAAAGAGTTTCTCTTGCGGGAGCGTCTCCAATCTTCTCTTCTAAGTGAATCTCATAAGTATCAAAATCACAAGTTCCCCAACAATTTGTGGACCCTGATTTTAACCCTTTCTTGAAGACAATCTTAAATACAGCCCAACCCACATCAACAGTTTGGAGATCGGGATTATCTTTTATAGTATCGTATATGTGCTTAGTCTTCTGAGTCATATGGGTCGGCCTCCGATATAGTTAAAGTGCTGTAATCAATTGATACTGGGACAACAAACCTCTGCTTTCCATTTCTAGACTTCATGACATAACATCTCATCTGCCCATCATCAAACTCCTCTTCGGTTTGATTGAGAGAGATAGCATAATCACAGGTTCTAATTTTCCCATATGCATCTGCTAGTTCAGCGTCTGTAATGAGCTTCACCGATCTTCCCTGCCTGTTGGTTTGGGTTGCAGTCCAAACAAGGAAGTTAGACTCAACTGCTAGTCCACGCAACTCTTCTGCAATTCTTTGTTGCGCTTGATACTCAGCCATGCCTTCCCTTGTGGGCCTCAGAAGTTCTAGATAATCAATGATTAAAACATCAGGACTAAACTCCTCATAGTTATGAAGCTGCACAAGAAGAGATCTAATGCTGTTAAGGTCTGCTAATCCTGTAGGGAATTCCTTAATCATTAGTTGGCTCTCGGGGAACTTCTCCTTGAACAACTCTAGCCTTTTCTGCACCTTGGTAAAGTTAGCCTTCAGTTGTTTCTGAGGAACAAGTGTCATAATAGAATCAAAGCGTTGAGCAATGCGATCTTCGGACATCTCTAAGGAGATGTAAAGCACTTTCTTATTTTGCATTAATGCTTGAACACCTTGATTAACTAGATAGATACTCTTTCCTACTCCTGGAGGAGCCACAACCATAGCCATTTCTTTCTCGCCTAGGCCACCTTCAAGCTCCCTATTCAAGGTATCAAGAACGGTCCTAAACTTATAATTGTTATCTTCTTGGAAGCTACGCTCAAATCTGGATTGTAGTTCGGAGAAGTAGGTTTGCCCTAAGTCTAGATTACGATTGATTGATAAAGCGTCTCTCACAAGAAGCTCAATGTCACCCATGCGATCATCTTTTAACAGGCCAATACTATTAGTAATAGCGTCCCGCATAGCTTCCCTCTTGGCAAACTTCTCAATAAGATCTAGGAAAAACTCTGAGTGAGAGATGCTTGATGCATCCATGGAGTTGATTCGTTGCAACTCATCCTCATAGTCAGAGATATCCTCCTTCTGACCTTTGAAGGACTTAACCTCCTCCATAAGGTGAATATCTTGAGGCAGCTTATGATAAGAATCATAGTAGCCCTTGATAGCCTCGTAGATGTTCCCATGAATTGGAAACTCAAAGTAAGAAGGCTTTACTAGGGAAGCAATCTGAAGATAAAAGTCTTTGTTGTATTTGGAAAGGTAGAGAATTCCTCGTTGGATGTTCTCGCTAAAATCGTATTTCATTATTGGGGCTTCATTTTGAGACTATCGGAAATATCGCGTCCAGCATCATTATAGACTGCCCTTGTCAAATTCATAGAGTTTTCTATGGCTTTTGTTTTTTCCTTGTCTGACCGAACGGTAGCCCTACCATTTTTGACCATCTGGTCATAGTTCGGTGTATACTTAGCGTAGTGTTGCCACCCACCCTTGTTGATTGCGGCTTCGGATCGCTCAATAGAACTATTTAAGAACTTATTTGCCTCGTCCTTCTCCATGCCATTATGTAAACGCTTTCTCATTCTAGAGATATTAGTGTAGCAAGCACCTTTCATTTCAAAGTTAACGACGGATGCCCAATTTCTTCCTCGGGCCTCTCCGCACTCTGGGCAACCAGTTTCTTTAGGTGCTTCGCCTAAAGGATGTTCTTGATCCCAAACACACTCGCAATCATTGCATACATAATCGTAAATCATCCTTGCTCCTCAGATAGAGAAAGGTTAATTTCTATCCACTTATCATCTGCTTCATCATCAATGCGAATTGCATCTACAGGACATTCAGGCTCACAAGCACCACAATCAATACACTCTTCATTGTGGATGAACATGGGAAGCATTCCTTTCTCTTCCTTAGGGGTTGTCTCGTAGATACAATCAACAGGACACACCTCTACGCAAGCGGTGTCTTTTACGCCTACACAGGGCTCTTGAATTACATATGTCATACTTTCTCCTTCCATCGGACCAAGACTTCTTTCTTGTTTCCGTTCTTCATTAAGGCTATCACAGCATGAGTCTGGTCCCAAGGAGCTTTGCTCACATGAGATATATTCTTCCACATACTGTCTACCTTAGCTACGCGCATTTGTTTTACACACGCTCTCTTACACCTGCTCTGTGCTTCAGAGATTAGTTGGGCTCCTTTAGGGCTGTCTCTCTTGATTCCCTCTTTCTTCATCTTCT